GTGTTACCAGTGCTACCTGTTGTTCCGCTAGTTGACCCACCACCCGTGGTTCCACCACCCGTGGTTCCACCACCCGTGGTTCCACCACCAGTCATTCCGCCACCAGTTGCAGCATTGGTTCCACCTGTTGACCCACCACCCGAAATTGCACCTGGTGCCCCTGTTGTGGCAAAAGTTTGACCGCCAATTTTCGGAATCAATGGCACATCTTTCCCCCACTGAACGGCGTTGTAACCCTTAATTATTAAGTTGATTCCGTCAATTGCCGTGTTCAATAAAGGCTTAATTGCTCCCAAAACTTTGGCAATAATTGTGATTACAACTTCAGCGATGTCACCCACTACTGAAAGTGAATCTCCAATTGCTTTTCCAATAAGAGGTGCGATGAATTTGATAACGTCCCAAAATGCTTTGAATTCGTCCTTGCTATTTAGTATGGCAGTTTTAACGCTATCAAAAACGGATTTCATGCCTTCAATGATTGGCGTAAATGTTTTCTTGATTGTGTTTCCAACGTCAGTGACTATTTTGCCAAAACCTTCACTGTTGGTAAGACTGAAGCCGTCAGCTAAAGCATTGATAACTGGCAACGCATTGTCATTGATAAAAGTGATTAGTTTTTCAAGCACTGGCAATAATGCAAAACCGACTGTTTCTTTCGCTTCATCAAATGCTACATTTAGGCGGTCTAAACGGCCTTGAAACGTGTTGGCTTCTTGTGCCGCGAATCCTGCAAATGACCCGCGTAAACTTTCATAGACTTTGTTGAAATCTTTGGTTTTTAGGATTGATTGGTCAATGCCTAAACCCAATTTGCCCAATGCGTTAGTGTTGCCGTCATAGGCTTTACCTAAGGAATTTGCAATTGCTTCCAGGGGTTTTCCCGTTGCACTGCTAATGTCTAAGGCTAAAGATAAAAGTTTTTGGGCTTCTTCAGTGTCTTTGGTTGACCTGACAAGACGTGACAATGCTGGTCGCAATTCATCATCAGTTACACCCGTGGCCAAAGCCGTCTTGGTGATGTAAGTTTCAACGGCTGCAATTTGGGCATTGGTTGCCCCTGTTGTATTTTCTAAAGTAAGTGCAAGAATTCGTTGGGCTTTTTCATCTTCCAATGCGGCCTTTACACCGTCAATGCCAATTTTGACCGCGTAGGCTCCAGCGGCAGCAGCAGCGGCCACAAATGCAGCACCAATGGCTTTTCCAGCCTTGCCCATTTTGTCACCAAAACTATCAACATCAGTTGTTGCAGTTTTTAAGTTTTTAACTAAATTATCAACATCAGCGAGAATAGAAAGTTTGAGCGTGCGACTACCAGCCATTAGTCAAACTCCTTTACTATTTTGGAAAATCCTTCTTCCCAACGCTTAATGATTTCGGGCTGGATACTTCTTAGGGTTGGATAGATAAACCAGCCGCGAGAACCGCGACCTTCACGCCCTGACCACACTGGAAATTGCTTATATTTGTTTGAACCAAATTCATTGCCAGCCCAAAGTTGTTGAGTAGTGCCGCCACCTGAAAACTTTTGCGCTGCAAAACCATAAGTGATTTCACCAATTTTTGATGATTTGGAAACTTTTGCACCAGTGGCAATTCGAACTTTTGCCGTCGTATTTGTACGACTGACGGCAGCGGCATCAATAATGCTTGACCGAACGTACGCGGCTAAGTCTGAAGATTTCTCTTTTGCTTGGGAAATTGCTTCATCACTCATTCCCTTAGTCGCACGGGTAATGGCACGCAATTCTGCTTTGTCATAACTGATTGCTTCGCTAGCCATTTCCCCGCCTCTCCAAAATTTCAATTGCAGTCAATATGTCTTCAGCCGTTTCAAATTCCGATTTGGGTAATCCAGTCGCAATGACCAGTTCCCAAATAATTCGGCTTAGGCTTCCGACTGCGTAACTTTTGGGTCTGTCTCACCAACTACCACGTCAGAAATTGTTTCTGTCCATGCATCAATTGGCTTCACTGGTTTGCCCGCGGCTTCCCGCTTCATGGCGTGATAAGCCAAAAAGACTAAATCGGATATTCCGATTTTATCTTGTGCCTGACTAATCGTGTGACCTGTGTGCTTTTCCCACTTTACCCACTCAGGTGGAGCAGCCACAAACGTGGCTGACTCCCCTGAATTGTATTCGATTGTTATTGGTAGTTTCATTTTGTCTCCCGATTGTTGGTTTAACTAAAGTTTTCGGCTGGTGTTCCAATGACAACAAATGACATTGAAACGGTTTGTGCGTCAGGTGCAGCACCGCCCGCACTTGGATAAACTGGAAGCACTGAGAATGTAAAGACTGCACCAGTTGATGCGGTCAAAACTGTTGTGATTCCTGTGTTCGGTGCTGATTCAGTAACGCCCCAAAGTGTTTCGCACAATGAAGGTGATGCGCCCCAGTCTGCGAGCATCTCGACCGCGAAAGTAAATTCATCATCAATGTGACGATTAACAACACCGTCAAGTGTTTGATAACGAACCATTGTTGGTGAGTTAGATAAAATTGCTGAAGTTGCCTGTGCGTCAAAGTTGTTGCCACCAATAGTAAAGGTGACATCGCGCCCAGTTATTACTGTGGTGGCCATTTCTTCTCCTTCTTAGATTGTCTGTGTGTAGTAAGTTGAAACGTTGATGTCAGCCACAAGCATTGGGGATTGCCCAACCTCTAATACTGTTGGCTTTTCAACAACGTCAACAACGTATCCCGTGGGCATTGCCGCGAGAATTCCGATGATTAGTTTTTCAAGGTTATCTAATGAACCTGCATTGCTATTGGAAGCAACAATTGCCGTGATTGCAAAATTAAGTTTGACCTTCGTTTGTGCCTTACCAATAAGCACAACTTCCATATAAGGTGAACTTGGAACAATAACTATTGCTGGTGGAATTGGCGATTCTGGAACCGACCCGTACACATTGGCAGCCAAAGCAGAAAATGCATTTGCCAGGGCAGCGCGGGTGTCAGCAATTGTTGATGCGGTCATTGACAAATCGTTTCAACGTCAAGAAACGGCTGAAGTAATGTGGACACCCTGTTGGTCAAACTTCTACCCATGCGATATGGCGTACTGGCAAAATCCACGCCCTGAATTTCTCCACCAGCGGCAACGCGTGATTGAAAGACTTCAACGCTGACTGCAAGAATAGCTGATTCAATAGGTGGTGAATTGGCGTAAATATCAACGGCAGAATAACCCGAAAGTGTGGCCGTGCCTGTTGGGATAATGTCACGCAAGGTCACATTTGCACTGGTGATTGCAGCGGTGAAATGAAATACGCCTGTTTTAACAACCGTGACTGTTGCACTAAAAGGTGCGGGTAATCCTGTCACAACAATTGATTGACCCGCAACAAAATGGTGTTCACGTTGGGTGTAATAAATTGCAACATTGTCTGTCAATTCATAAGCGTTGACGGCATTTGTATTTGCAACCAACATTGGCAAAATAACCGCTTCAGCGGTGTTAATAATTTCGTCTAAATAACTGTCAGGATATAGGGAAACGGAAACGCCAAGAATGCTTCTAAGTGAAGCCGTAGAAACAATGCTTGGCATTTCCGCCCCTTTCGTCTGCTGCGCCGCGTTCGGGAGTGACCACGGCGCATGATTAGTTTTTTACTTGTTGTTGCGGAATGCTCCACCAGCAAGTTTAACTGCAACTGCACCGAATGAATAAACACCAACGTTGATTGAACCGTCAGCAGTCGACTCAGCGCGCAATTGATAATTTCCGCCTTCGTACCATGTGTACGCTGAAGGATTAACAATAATCATTGAGCCGTCATCGCTTCCACCAGGTGCAGCAAAATCTGCATAAAGGTCAAGCCCCGCAACGTTTCCGCGCAATGAATCGGGACGCAAAACGCCGCCCGCATTGGAAGGTTGGCTAGCCAAATAAATTGGTCGGCCATTTTCGTTGAGTGACATTGTGTTTGCCCACTGTGATGAACCCATAACAATGTTTTGCGCAAACCCTGTTGTGTTTGAATAAACACTTGCAGCACCGCGTGAAACAAATGCAAGCAATTCAGCAGCAGTTGGAAGTGCGGCTAATGTTGTTCCGTCAACTGTTGCGTTTGCAACAAGAATTCCATTGACATAAGCATTTTGTGCTTTAGCCATGGCTGCAACCATATTTCTGAGCAATTCGTCATAAAATAATGGCGAAGTTCTCGTCAGAAGTTCAACCGTGAAATTCTGCTGGCCCGCGAACTTTTTGACTGGAACTGAAATGAACGCGCTCTCCATATTTGTGTCAGAAAACGCACTGCCCTCATTAATTTGCGCAACCGTAGGCGCAACCGTGATTTTTGGAATTTCAAAAGTCATTCCAGCGTCAGGCAATGTCCCACGGGAAATTGCTTCAATGCTTGGACGAACTGTTGATGCAAGGCCATTGATAACTTCATTCAATTGACGTGTTGGAACAAGTCCAGCGGAATCTGTTGTGTTGTTATCTGCTGCCATAAGATATTGGCGCGCATCTTCATTGCCTAGTGCAGCAAGAACCTTGTTTTCAAGATACTTCGCGGCAGTTACTTCAATGCGTGGCTTTGTAAATGTGCCACCAATTGTTGGCTTTGATGTTGCGGTGATTGACTGTGCGGCTTCGACCGTCTCTACGGCTGAAGCGTCATTGACGGTGTTTTCCACTTCGTCTCCTTCTGTTGTTGGTGTTTCTTCTGTCCCAATTGTTGAGTCAGAAACTTGTTCAGTGCCTTCTTCTTCCGCGGTTGTTGCGGCAACTTCAGTCACACGCGCACTGCGAATTGCTGGTTCGCTTGTAAGTGCTACGCCTGACAATTCGCCTTTTAAAATGCGAACTGTGCCGTCCTTTAATGTTTCATATTCGTCATAGGCAACTTCAACACTAAAACCGTCACGCAAACCTTCTTGCGCTTCAACTAATGCATCAGTTCCGGCAGTTGTGTTTGCAATTTTAAAAGTTGCATCAATTCCAAATTCAGTTGTTTCAATGCTTAAAGTTTTTCCAATTCGGCGGGTGCGGTCATGTTCAAGGTTAAGCAAAACTGGTGTTGCTTCAATTGCACCTTTTGCAAATTGCACTTTCCCAATTGATGCGTTGCCTGTTTCGTCAAACGTGACAATTCGACCACTAATTGTGCGACTGTTGGAATCAGCCGCAATGATTGTCATTGGTGTGATAACTTTTTTCATAGCAGCATATCTTCTTCCTCGCGTATTTCATCAATGCTCATTGCACCAATGCGGTTTAAGATTTCATAAACTTGCGCACGCTCATAAGCATTGCCACGCAAGAAATCATCAAGGTCAAACAACACGCGATTGCCCGCGGGCGTAAAATCTTGGAAAGATAGGCGTTGTTCAATAATTGACATGTAATTTCTAAAAGCAAAATCCACAAGGTCGCGCCTTTTGTCCAAAGCGTTTGAATATGTAAAACTTGATTGCTGAGAATCTGTAAAATAGGCTGGAAGCCCACAAGCGCGGCTTAATTCTAAAGCCACATAGTTTCTTGCTTCATTTAGTTGAATGCTCTTAGGGTCAAAGCCTAAAGTTTCTAAAGTTACGTCAGCATTCAAAAATGCAGTTGATTTTGACGCGCGTGCAGTTTTCCAAGCACTTAACAATTTTGCGACGCGGTCTGCTGGCAATGATGTGCCATTTGATTTCAAAACCATTTGTGGGATTGGTTCGACTGCAAAATTCATTGCAGCCTTTTCTAATGCAGCAGCCGCACGAATGGTGCGACCAGCGCGAGAAAGCAAACCTTCCTGCGTTCCAGCAAAAACAACTAAATTTGAAGCGTCAACGTAAGAACCGTCAATTTGATACGAAACAACTTCAGTTCCCAACAAGTTTGTTTGAATTGTTACGCGCTCAGGTGCAACGCGTTCCATTGCACGAATTCTGCCCGTGTCTGCATATCTGTCCATTACGTATGCATAAGCACTTGGAAAAAAGAACAAATCGGAAATAATCCACGCCCAAAATGTTGACCCTGGAATTCTTGGGTCAGGCTGGTTGATTACACGCGGTTGTGAAATTTTTTCGCCTGTTGCTTCATTTCGTGTGTGCATTGGTAGTGAAGCGATTGTTTGCATAATTCCTAAAGCACGCGCACAAGTTGGAACGCTCATTGCTTCAGGTCGGGTTGCAGTAGCCATTCCCGAAAAGAAGATTTGTCCCTGTTCCTGAAAGTACGGTGCTAAAGAAGCCGCATCAACTTGTGCTGGAACGGCAGCATCAACCTTGCGCGGCGCGAATAAATCTAATAGTCCCATGCCGCAATTTTCACAGGTTTTACACCTAACCAACCATAATGTCCAAATCATTGTCTTGGCGTGTCGCAAAATGGCTGACAAGTGCAACGGCCACGGCTCCACACACAATTTGGCCGCTGGCACGTCTTCCGATAACCCAACCGCCGTCACCGCGCTTCAGTTGAACTGCCGCCAATACTTGTTGGGTTAGTTCGCTTTGGCCACGGTGTTTTAAACGCTGCCCGTTGATTGCCGAAAGCATTTCGTCACAACTTTGTGGATAAGCCCCGTCCATGTCATAAATTGGAATTCCCGCTGGTGCTAAACGCGCCGCAACGGCTCCAGCCGTGCGCCGTGAGTAAAGCACCTGTTCAACTGGATACTTTCGCGCGTAATCGGCCAAATCGTTGGCAATGGCTTTATCGTCCAATTGCAAATCATTTTTCCAAGTGTGTAGCAATTTGACCACAAATGATTCGTCCCCAAGTTTTTGGGCTGCGACTAATGCGGCGTGTTTTCTATCGGGTGAAAGGTCAATGGCCAACCAGGTTGTTTTTTCAATGTCAAGGTCAACTGATTTGTCCAGGCAATTGCCCCAACTGGCAGTGTCCACCGCTGAAGATATGGCAACGACCCAACGGCACAACACTTCAGTCATTACGACATCAGGCGGGTCATTAAAGACGGCGCGCAAATTGTCAGGGTGAATGGTGATGCCCATTGCTGGATTCGACCATTTGGCGTTTTCAATGCTAATTTCGTCAGTCGGTGCAGACCATTCAAAATAACCAATGTCATCATCATTGCCCGCAATTGAAGCCATAGCCCTTTCTCTAAAAGAATTCAAAACTAGACTTGCAGAATCACCTGCATTTGTATAACTCATGACTAAAGGGTTTTTGGCAGCCATGAGCGTGTATCGCAATGAAGCAAAACTTTCTAAATCGCTCATTTCGCGCAATTCGTCCAGGTGAATGGTTTCAGGTCGAGAAACACCGCGTGCAGCCGAACCGCCCGCCTTGACAATAAAGCGCGTTCCATGAACCGTCTCAATTTCTTCAGCCCCATGCGCCCAACGAATGCGTTTGACTTGTTTTGATAACGAATCGTTACTTTCGATTAAGGAAACCAGTTGACGAAACTGCTCCAGGCTTGTGGCCAGTCTGTGAGCCGACCCAATTTGAAGCGGCTCTTTCCATAGAAAAAGACCGCCCAAAATTCTGACCTGCTGCAAAAATGACTTACCGTTTTGGCGTGCCACAACAATGCAATTGACGGGAGTTGCCCACCGACCGTCAGGTTTTACCTTGTGCGTGTGGATAAGTGCAAATTTTTGCCAGGGCATCATCTCCACGCCAATGCTGGTGGCTAAATCAACCAATTCAAGCCCCAATGACGGCAAATCGTTCAATGGGGTGTGGATTCTTGGGGTTTCCACGCCAAAAAGCGTGTTTTCACGTTCTGTGTCCCTACCCAAAACCGTTTCGAGCCGATTTGAGCCGTCTTTAGGCAAAAGGTGACCTGTTGTGACCTTGCTAGTCATTTTCGTGGCTCTTTGAGTCGTTTTCGGGGGTATATGATACAG